GATTTATTTGCATCTCCATATCAAATACAGGGCTTTGACCTATTGAAAGAAGCACAAAGATTATTAGATGTGCAAACTTATATAAAAAAATTAATTGTCCTGAATGGCTTTGACTTAACTGTCCCCGGAGATCACGTTATAAATTTAGGATTTACTAGCGATTATGAATTGTTGTTTATATCCTACAAACAACAAGGCTCTGAAGAAAAAGCACTAAATATTGGATTCAATTACTTTAAAGATAGAACACCTTTTACGGATAAAAATACAATGGCTCTTTTCTACTATCATAGAAAATTGAGAGATCCATCTTTGACTTTCCAAAAGCTAGTAAATGAAATATTACCCGACCCAAAGCCACAAATTATAGCTAAAGAAAACAGTGGTCAATTTGATTATCCATCAAATAAGTGTTCTCCACCGGGATTTGCATATCCTCCATTTTCTGATATTATTGATGGTTTAGCCGCACAGCTTGATCAAGCATTGGATTTAAATCCTCGATTTGATCTTGGGGCGTTTGAGTTTAGTCTTAGGAAGTTTTTTCCACCATGTCCTAAGCCTCCTCCCGGTAAAGGACCCACAGCTTTTAAAACTGTCTTAGAGATTAATGGTGAGCAAAACTTATACGAAAACTTTGACTTTTTGTTGAATTTGCAAGAGGAAAGGGACAGAATTAATGATTATGTAGGCGATTTTCTAACATCAGCAGACGCTCTCAAGGATATTAAAAATAAAGTTATTGATCTTGATGATTTGCATAAATATGTTACGTCCATGATCGATCTCCCAACGCTGTACAATACAATATGCAGATGCTTTTTAGACCTAGCTGGTATTGATGAGGTTGAAGTTCCAAACTTTGAAATTAAAGCATCCGGGGGATCCGCTGGCGCATCCCTAAGCCCTGCATTACAAGGTAAAGGAAAAGACGAGATATTAGACCTTAGAGGTCCTGAAGGAAGTATTAGTACCGATCCCATTACTATGGATGCGGCAGATCTTTATTGCTCGTTTTGTCTAGAAGTTCCTGAATTATTTTTAAGACTTCCAACAACGAACATCTTGCAAGAATTAATGAACGCTCTGAGACAATTGCTGGAATTTATTTTGTCTCAGTTGTTACTAGAATTAATTGCTGCTTTGCTTGAGGTTCTTTTAACTTGCCCAGATATTCAGTGCCCACCGGGACAAGAGATAGTTAAGGATTATGGAGGTCAAGATTTTAATTCTATTTTTGATCAATCTGGAGTACCAACTGATGAATTTTTTATTAATTGTGGTGTTACAGGCAATCAATTTGAAATAAACAACTTCTTAGGAGATGTGTCTGGTAGGGTTAGTTCTGGTGAAGTTTTGGATCTTATAGATGGAACTCCAAGTATTGAAGTGTTGCAAACTATTGAAAAAGTTCTTGTTGATTATCCAAGCATCAAAGCTCAATTAAAAACAAAAGCTCAGATAGAGGACTTTTTTGCTTGCGCTGGTCGACAACTGCCATTTGAAGTTGTTGATGGAATTGAAAACGACATAACCAACAAGTTCAAAGACCCAGAAGTTTGTAAAGATTTGTTTCAAGATGCTAAAAATCAACTTAAAGAAAAGTGTGGAACAGAGGACAATTCAAATAAAATCGCTGCTCGCGCTACAGGCGCTGATATTGATAAATACAAAAAATTAGCAGACATTATACGTAAGCAAAGCGACTTATCTACGCAACTTCCTCCTCTGTTTGGTGATGGAAAAGGTAACCGAGGCTTAATGTCGGGTATGAATTCTCCAACAATGGACTATGCCGTAGATCAAATGACTGATTCTTTGATGTTACCTGTTGAAGTTAGTTTAACCACCGAAAGTAAACAATATACAAAGGGCGCTATTAACAAAGGGCTGGTTATACCTGAGCCATCCTTAGAGATGTTGCTATCAATGCCTGCTCTTTCTAGTATTCCTATCGCCATTATGTTGCCTGATTTAAAAAATAAACTCGTTAATGATGTTGATAGCACCGCATTTGGTCAAGTTTCTCAAAATACAACTATTTTTACTCCACTTAATAGAGTTATTTTAACGTTAGATCAAAATAATTCTGTTTTCTTGGAATTAAAACCACCAGTATCAGATTCCGAGAGCGGGGAACTAATATATACTGATAATTTCAACATTAGAATAAAAAACGACAGACTTGGAACAATAAATATTAGCCCCACAAGCACAGGGGGTATAACAAAAGAACAACAAGATATACTAAGTCAATATCCACTGTTTGAAAGTAGTGAATACTCTGAGCAATCACAATATTTTAGTAACTTATTCTTAAATGGAATTGGAATTGGAACAAAGGTAGAAGTTAGTGCGGAGGACGATCAAGAATTTTCAGGGTATGGTGATAACGCCACCAAAGCTCTTAAAAATTGGTCAGCTAAGTCTTTATATTTCTCAATCTTTAAAACATTATTTAGGGATATATCTGAAAGCGTAGCAGATGGAGAGCTGCTAAAAACCTATAGCGTCAATGTCTTTGATCAGATACCATCATCTGTACTTACTGCTACTATAGAAAAGCTTAGTGCACTATTCCCGCTTATTGATATTGAAGATTTTCTTCCCGATGTACACAGGAGAGAATTGGAACAAGTGGATCTAACACCAATCGATTCCAGCGCAGATTCTTCAACCCCTCAAGGGTTGATTAATTTTCCTCTCGTAAAAGAAATAGTCAAGAAAAATTATGATTTTTCAGAATTTTACGATCCAAATAGTGAAGAGTTAGGCATGCCTCACTACGCAATATTGGAAGGCGTAATTGCTGCAATGACACAGCTTTTTGTTGGAGAATACTTTGCAAAATCTATTTTTGTTCTATCAAAAATACCAATTGATTATTTTACAGATGATTATTCTTTGTTGGATTTAGTCATAAAAGAAGTTGAAATATACTTAGATCGCCCCGGAAATAAAAAATTCAAAAGCGTATTCAAAGAAACAGTTCTCAGGCTAATAACCAGAAAATCAGAATGGACTTTTGAAGATCAAAACAAAACTAACTTTGATGACCCCGGTGCAGTATATGACGCTACTCTTGGAAAGGAAATGTATGTAGATACATGGCAGTCTGCAACAAAATACTTTATGAGACAATACTATAAAGCTCCAATTATTTTTCTAAAAGACAGGCTAAATAAAACAAAATTAAAAGATAACGGAGTGGAGATTGGTGGATACAAAAGAATTGAACAACTAAATCCTCTGTCTGCTTTATCATATCCGAACTTGCTTGAAATATATTCAAAGGCAGATAATGAAGAAATTGCACAAAGTTCAATTTGCAGCCCTGAGAGAATAACTGAATTTAAGGACGGAAAATTCTTTTATCAATATTATTATGAAGTTGTAGACTGGGATCCCGAAGATGCTCTATATAACGAATCGATGATTAAGTATAGAAAGAAGCAGGACTTAACTGGTCCAATGAGTGCTGAGAATTTCTCAAATTTTATTCGAACAATATATTTGGCTGCAACTCTAGATACCATTGTTAAACCGGATATTATAACAGGCACATTAGCTGGAACCCAGATAAAAGATTTGTTTAAAGAAATAAATATAGGGATTAGGTATTGCTATGGGTATTCGTTTACTAAAGACCCTATTGTTACAGAAGATGGCGAAATACAAATCATACCTCTTGGGCAAAGTGAAACATTAAAAGAGATTTCTAGCACTATAGGCAATATTATTCACGGAAGCGCAAATGACGTAGACCAAGCTGCGAACAGTGCTGAGTTTCAAGCACTATCAGATGTAGAAGTCGCGCTGTTACAAAACAAACTTCAAACAGAAAGAGAGAAAAACAAAAGTATTGTTATGTATGAGCTTACGGGTGACAACTTGGTGGGCGACGAAGACGCAACATCTCCAAGAATTTCTTATATATTCCCCTTCTTTCACAAAGTTGCTTCTATAAAAAACTGGGAGTTAGGCTTTACTGGATCAAACTTAGAGGAAAAAGTAACTTTTGATAAAACTTTATATGAAATAGCTCATGGACTGAATACAAATGATGCCCTAGAAACCGCTGGACCGCTCCTTAATAATTTTGATGATTTAATTAATGAAGATAGAATTAAGACTATAACATTCGATCTTTTAGTAGAGCTAATAGCTTCAGATGAATTTCAAATATTGTATAAATATTGCTTATCTATTCCCAAAATATTATATGTATTATCTATTTATAATAACTTGGCTGTTTCATCACAATCGGCAGATGGAGACAGAGTTAATGATGCGTTTTTAGACACAAAAAACTCTATAAAAGAGACTATTTTAAACGTTCAAAAATACAAGGGACCAGAAGCTTATAAGCAACAGCCTGATGCAATAACAGAACAGGGAGGAGCTTCTGGTATTGCAAAAACCGCAATAAAGGGAGCACCATAGAATGGCTAACTATTCACCACTTTTGCCTCTAACACTAGATCCACTAACAGGATATAAAATGTTAGACACATTAAAGGATGTAGTAAAGCAAAACTTTAAAATGTTGATTTTAACAAATCCGGGTGAAAGGATGATGATTCCTGAATTCGGCATAGGAATATACACGTTTTTATTCGAGCAAGATACACCTGTTTTATATGATGGATTAAAATCAAGAATACAAAGTCAAGCAAGCAAATACTTACCTTACGTTGCTATTGAAGATGTTCAGTTTCGTAGTTTTGATAACAGTTCAGAGTTTGATGCTAACAGAGCTTTGAAAGTTACAGTCAATTATATTATAAAGCCTCTAAACACATCAGATGTATTAACCGTATCTGTTTCTAGCGGCTATTAAATGTTTATCACATTGTAGGTAAACATTTGTTTTTTTGACTATTTACAGGTTAAGGAGAACAGTAAAGTGCCTTTTGATAAAAAGAAAATAGTCCCAATCAATTATACAAGTAGAGATTTTGCTACGATCAAAAGAGATTTGGTCACCTACGCAAAGAGATACTATCCAGACAACTTTCAAGATTTTAGCGAAGCATCTTTTGGCTCTCTTATGCTTGATACAGTTGCTTATGTAGGAGATATCTTATCGTTTTATGTTGATTATTCAGTGAACGAATCTTTTTTAGATAGCGCGATAGAATACAATAACGTAACAAGACTAGCCAAACAGCTAGGTTACAAATACACAGGAATACCAGCATCTAGCGGAGAGGTGACTTTGTATATTGTTGTGCCTGCTGTGTCTACTGGGACAGGTCCAGATCTAAATTATGCTCCAATTTTAAAAAGAGGCGCTAAATTTCAATCACAAGGTGGCACGACTTTTACACTAAATGAAAATGTAGATTTCTCAGACCAGAATAACGAAGCGGTAGTAGCGCAAGTAAATTCTACAACGGGAGTGCCTCAAAAATATGCTATAAAAACATATGGTCAAATAATATCTGGAGATCTGGCTGTTGAATTTATAGATGTTGGAGATTATGAAAGATTTCCAAAGTTTGCATTATCAGCAAACAACGTCTCAGAAGTAGTTTCTGTAACTGATACTGAGGGAAATGAATATTTTGAAGTTGACTATCTAAGTCAAGATGTTATTTATCGACCGATAGCAAACAATTCTGATGATAAAAATTTGGTGCCGTTCATTATGCAACCCTATGGTGTACCCAGAAGGTTTATAGCAGAGACTATTGGACAAGTGACCACCATACAGTTCGGTCATGGGTCCGAAACAAATCTTACAAATGAAAAAATATCAGACCCTAGCAAGGTTGTTTTAAACGCTCATGGTAGAGACTATGTAATAGATAAAACCTTTGATCCAACAAACTTGATTGAGACGGATACTTTGGGAATAGCCCCATCTAATACAGTCCTACAAGTAACATATAGGACAAACAACCAAAGGAACACTAACCTAGCTGCAAACTCTTTAGCTTCTGTAGCAGATACAACTTATGACTTTGGAAATGTAAATCAGCTAGGAGGCACTGAAGTGGCTGAAGTTGTAGCATCTCTAGAGTTTGAAAACGAAAAGCCAATAGTTGGCAATATATCCACCCCTTCTTCTGAAGAGATAAAATACAGAGCGTATGGGTCTTACAATTCACAAAACAGAGCAGTAACTAGAGAAGATTATATATCTATGATTTATAATATGCCCCCAAAGTTTGGAGCAATCAAAAGAGCAAATATTGCACAAGACAAAAATTCATTCAAAAGAAATATTAATTTATACGTTGTTTCGGAAAATGTTAATGGCTTTTTGACTCAATCAACTGATAATTTGAAAAAGAATTTAAAAACTTGGATGACCAACTATAAAATGCTTAATGATACTATTGATATAATGGATGCAAAAATAGTCAATATTGGCATTGAGTTCGAAGTGATTTCTGATACAGACATGAATAAGTTTAAAGTTCTTTCTGATGCAACTGAAGCTATTAAGCAAAGAGTGGCTAGGACAAAATACAATATTGGAGAGCCGATAAGATATGGCGATATTTTTCAAGCCCTAAAAGAGGTTGACGGCTTGCTAGATGTTGTAAAGTTAACGGTGGTTCAAAAATATGGTGCTTCATATTCCTCTGCCGATTTTGATTTAGATCTATATACCAGCGCGGATGGTAGAATGATTATGGCACCCGAAGATATTATATTTGAAATTAAATTTCCTGATTCAGACATACGAGGAACTATCAAGTAATGGCGATCAAAAGATATATAGCGAATGCAGATAATACAATAACAAATGCGTTCGAACCAAATTTAACTACCAGAGGGACTGGCTCCAACATGGGAGCAGCGGATGTCCTAGAAGCTTTTTACATACATGGTCAGACCTCTTCCTCGGCTGGTTTAACTTCTGAAAAAGCAAGAATACTTGTGCAATTTGATATTGATAAAATCAACACGGATCGATCAGCAGGACTGCTACCGGCTAGCGGTAATGTTGCTTGGCATCTTAATCTCTACAATGCACCTCACTCCTTTACTCTCCCAAAAGACTTTAAAATGGTCATCAAAGTTTGCTCCGGCTCTTGGCAGGAAGGTCGTGGTCTCGATATGGAGAGTTATACCGATCAGACTTATGAGAGCACCGGATCAAATTGGATAAGAAAAGGCGCAGCAGGCGATGGCAACTCTACTTGGCTAACTGAGGGTGGTGACTTTGCAGAAAGTTCCTTGTCCCCAGCATATACAGCTTCATTTACTGACGGAACAGAAGATTTATCTGTTGATATTAGCGATATTGTTGAAGACTGGATGACCGGCGGCGCTGCGGCTATAGGAAATTTCCAAGTTACCTCAACAGGCTCTCTGCCATCTGTTTTTAACGGCGCAGAGTTTACATTAAAAGATTCCCTAGGCACTTCGGTAACTTATACTTTTGATACCTCAACCACTACTAGTGCCGGAAGCACTATCGGCTTATCTGGTGCAAATTCAAAAACAAAGATCCAGCAAGCGATCAGAGATGCGATTAATAATACTGGTGTATTAAGGATGTCAGCAGCCGATGATGAGAGCCAAGACCCAGTGATAGGTAATAATCTGACCATGGGTGATATTGGATTGGCAGGCAACAATGTCGGAGGATTGGGAGACATAGACATAACAGGCTCTAATGTCCCCGGAGCATTGCTACTTATAGGTTCAGAATTTGCAAACGGCACAGGAATACCCAACTACGGCTTGGGTGTATTTATGTCTTCAAGTTTTGAAACAGGGTCTGTATCAAACTACACTAAAAAGTTCTTTGCCAGATCAAGTGAATACTTTTTTCTTAGACCAAATTTAGAAGCTAGGTGGGATGATTCAAAGAAAGATAGTGCAGGAAGCTTTTATCAAAGTAGTTCTCTGGCAACAGGAGAAGATAATCTGAATAAATTGTACTTATACAATTATGTAAAGGGAAAATTACAAAATATTCCAGCTAACTCGGTTCACTCTAATACAAACGTTATACATGTTAGTATGTATTCTTCCTCTACTGGTAATATATACGATAAACTACCACTTCCAAAAGGCGGCGGAGTAGTTACGGCTGGTCACCATAATGTGACCGGAGGAATTGCCATAGGTCCAGAAGGAGCAATGACGGGAATATATACAGCCTCTTTTGCGATGTCTCATTCTTTAGATAGCGTATATGCTGCATGGCATTATTTAGATCTAGTATCCTACCATACTAGTTCAGCTATTGAAGTTAACACCTTGGCTGCTTCAAATTTTAACCCTGACCCTGATTATGTAACTACGATAGATAATTTAAAGCCTTCATATTCTAGAGAAGAAGAGGCAAGATTTAGATTGTTTGTTAGAAATAAAAACTGGAGTCCAAACAATTATACGGTCATGCAAACAACTCTAGACACCGAAGTAATCGAAGATGCATATTATAGCGTTTATAGAATATCGGACAATTACGAAGTTATACCGTATGGCTCTGGTTCTTCTATAGAGCCACAGGCTACAGCGTCAGTGGGGTCATATACAAGATTATCTTACGATATTTCTGGGAATTATTTTGATTTAGACATGTCGTTATTCCAAGCAGGATATGAGTATGCTTTAAGGTTTGCTTACTATTTGAATGGATCATATAAACAACAAAAAGAAGTATTTACATTTAGGGTAGAGGAATAATGGCTAGAAAAAGCGATGAAATAAAAGGTCTTTTTTCAAGATCTAGAAAAATAAAAAAATTAGCCACCTCTAGTAGTGTTGGAGAAGTTGGAAGAGAGATTGAATCTCCTTCGTACATAAAGTCATTCTTGCAGGACAAAGAGAGATTTTTTCCTGATGTTGATTTTACAAATCCTGCGAACTTTGCAAGATTCGGATCGGCTGAACAATATTATGCTAAAGCAGTAGAGAATATCTATAAATTCTATCCATACGATGGATCTCTCAAAGAGAAGCTGGACTGGCATAATTCATCTTCTTATTTCGACAATTATGTTTTTGAAAAAGAATATCCACGAACTAATGGTTTTGTTGAAGTGGGTGAAACTTGGGGATCTGTTGCTTCAACAATTAACCTAACATCCATTGGTCAAAGCATTATTAAAAAGTCCGATGCACCTCAATATATTAGTATTAAGGGCGGTCCCAATGGACCAGCCATACCTGCATATGCTTCCGGTTCTTCTTATGAAAAGGCTCTAAGCTATAAGTTTAAAGAACAAAAATCAAATGTATATGATGCAGATATCCAGCAAGAGCAGAACTTAACAATTGATGGAGCCACAGGAAACACTGTTGAATTTTGGCTAAAGCTTCCAACGGAGCCATCAAAAAGTCAAGCATCCCCAAGTCATGCTTATTTTGATTTATGGAATGAAAATTTTAATTTTACAGGGGGAAGCAGCTTAACATATGGTAGAACAATTCTGGAAACAATCTTTGATGTAGATGGTTCTGGAAACCCAGATGGATCGTATCTAAATGATTCTATATTTTATGTTACTTATGCATCTGGAGCTAGTGGAGTATCTAGAGCTAAGGTAGGTCCTACCAGTCTAAGTGGAAATTTGGGAATTGATTTATCCGATTGGAATCACTACTCTTTTGTGATGCAGAACAACCCAACCGGATCTGATCACCTTTTATTAAAATTGTACATTAATGGATACCTAGCTGACACAGTTCACACAGGTTCGCAAATCGCAACAGTCAACACACTACCCCTTAATGCAACTATTGGAGCATACAGAATAGGACCAACACCAAGCGCCTATGCTGCTGGTGTTAACTCTGAAGGGTTTGGGACTATTTCTGGTTCATCAATGGATGAATTTAGATTTTGGAAATCTGCTAGATCATCGCAACAAGTAGCTAGAAATTGGTTTACACAAGTTGGCGGAGGAACAAATACAGATTACGGCACAAACGAATCTAAATTTACAGGTTCTTCAAATCCAGTGGATTTAGGAGTTTATTATAAATTCAATGAGGGTGTAACTTTAACATCTTCTTTGGATAGAATTGCATTAGATTATTCTGGTAGAATATCAAACGGCTTTATTAAAAACTATACAGCAGCAATGAGGTCCACTTCCTCTGCTATGGTTTTATCTACGGCTGCCGAGAGAGAATTCAAGGACCCAATTATATACAGCAACCATCCAGATGTTGTGGCTTATGAGCATTCGGCTAGCATCAAGGGTCGAGAATGGGATGGAAGAAATTCATCCTACATGTACAACACTCTTCCATCTTGGGTTATTGACCAAGACCAAGATAGGCAAAGGAATACAACACTAGCCTTAAACCAGATTATTGCAAGCTATTTTGACGAATTGGCTTTGCAAATTAAAAAAATACCTGATCTAAAAAATATGGGATATATTAGCGGATCAGCTAGTGGAAGTGTGAACAAGCCACTACCCTTTGCAGATAGGTTATTAACAAATGCAGGCTTTGTAGCACCAGAAATATTTGCTGATGCTGATGTTCTAGAGGCATTAGCCAACAGAGATGACGACAGGGAATTTGAAAAAAAATTAGCAGATGTAAAAAATCAAATATACACAAACATATACAACAATTTGTTGTTTATCAACAAATCCAAAGGTACTGAAAAGGCTATTAGAAACCTCATTCGTTGTTATGGCGTTGATGATAATTTGTATTCTTTAAACATGTATGCAGATAACGCAACAATAGATTTAGCAAATTCAGCTAGACCAAAAGTTGTTAGAAAATCATACGCCAATTTCAATGACTCAAGAAATGCTAGTGCGACAGTTTATCAACATCCAATTTCTTCAAATTCAAATTCTGTATCTTATATTACTGGTAGTACAAAAACAAATTTAGACGGATTTGATAGTCAAATAGGTTCGACATTAGAGGCAGAGGTTGTCTTTCCAAGAAAGCCACACCCATCAGCTAAGGGATATTCAGAAAAAGAATTTTATGAAATGACGGCTTCGTTGTTTGGAATACACACTGCTGTTCCAACGTCGACTGATTATGCATGGGCTTCTAATGATTACGCAAACTTTCAAGTTTATGCGATAAAGGCTTCAAAAGCCCAGCCGCCATCTAAAGACGTTTTCTTTATGCTGTCCTCATCGAACGTCAATAATTCGACTGAGGGAATATTCACAGCCTTAACAAGTAGTGTATTTAAAGAAGTATATGAAAATCAAAAGTGGAATTTTGCAGTAAAAGTAAGACCTGAAAGATACCCAAACAGCAGAAGAATATCTGGATCATCTGATGGAATTGGATATATAGCTGAATTTTTTGGGGTTTGCACGTTTGGAAACGAAATTATCCACCAATTCCACCTAACTGGTGCGATTGGTCAAAACAATGGTATAAATTTCTCTACCAGCAGAAAAAGAATATATGCAGGAGCACATAGAACAAACTTTACTGGATCTGTTTTGAACCAAACAGATGTAAAGGTTTCATCTTGCAGATACTGGACAATACCTCTAGAAAATGAAGAGATTGTCTCTCATGCAATGGATGCAAAAAACTATGGTGTATTCAACACTATGCAGAGCAGCTTTTTATTGCAAAATCAAACTGGATTCCCAAAAGATATACCAAAAATTTCAACTCTAGCATTGCATTGGGATTTTGATACAATAACCGGATCTAATGCAAGTGGTCAATTCGAAGTTCAGGATTTCTCATCAGGCTCCAACGATAGCAGGTATGGTACAGATCTTTCTGTTCTTTTATTAAAGCAACATACGGGTAGGGGTGATTTCTTCCCTGCTAGTAGCACAGGGTCTATATCTAGGGAGTACATTACTACCTATAGACAACAAGTACCAGAAAATTTAAATTCATTTACGTCTATTAATGTTTTAAGCAGGGACGATGAGACATTTACAACCAGAACAAAGCCAGTGAAATTTACATACGCGGTTGAAAAAAGCATGTATCAAACAATTTCAGAAGAAATGATTAATTTCATAGCTGCTGCATCAGATGCTACCGCAATGGAGACTTTAATTGGAGCGCCTGTTAACAAATATAGAAAGAATTACAAAGCCTTAGAGAAGATACGCGGTATTTTCTTCGAAAGAATCGGAAACACTCCAGATTTAGACAAATACTTAGACTATTTTAAATGGTTAGACAGTGCGATTTCAGAGATGGTTCAAAGATTAGCACCAGCATCTTCTAGAATAACAGATGTCGCTAATGTTGTTGAGAGCCACCTATTTGAACGTGGTGGAAAGTATGCACACAAATTCCCAACCATGCATTTTGGTACCAATGAAATATCTGGCACAATAAAGGGGATAAACGAGCTTTTTTATGATTGGGAATTTGGACATGCACCACTGACCTTAAATGAAGACACTAATTGTTTGTGGTGGAATAAAAAAGCACTCAGAAGCGAAGGATATCTAGAAGTTGGTAATAGTGGAGTAGATACAGACAGGATGAGAATCCACTCAGCTTCCTTGCAGGTATTCAATAGAAACTTTAACAAGCCATACAAGATTGGAGCCAACGAGGGTGGCGGAATAATCAAAAGAGAAACAAATGTTAGATCTTTTGTCATGACTGAGACACCTCCTCTTGATAGCTCGCGAGGACTGGTTTACAATACCTCAACTTTTGCTAGTGCTAGTGATTGCACTGATCTAGACAAAATTAATCCAAATAGAAAATACAAAACAGATTATCAGATCAACTTCAGAAATAATGGAAAAGAGTTTTTGCCGGGGAAATTGGTCGGAGCTTATCAATATGTCTCCTCATCAGACCCGACACCAGATAGTTCAATAATCCCACATGGATACACGGTAGATTCCCAACATCTTCAGGATTATTACTCTTTCACAAAAGATATTCCACTTCAAGGACCTTTCACACGCCAACATGTTGGTGGAAATTCATATAGATATGCTGGATTAAATACGGGTGTAGCAACTATTAGAATGGAAGCATACTACGCTAATCCTTCTATTGCTGGTGGAAATGTGTATTATAACATTGTTAATCCTTCTTCGATTAATGTACACAGCCCTAGAGCAGATTACACTAGGGACCTCATTGCGAAAAGACCAGTTAATATAAAGAATATACAAACAAATACATCTTCTTTGCAGAATGAGCTTGGTGCTGCACTTTCATACGGTAACTACGTAAATAACTACGAAATAGTTCAAATACCGGGAAGAGATATTAATAATAGATATCTTGTGGAAAACAATGGTATAACTACAACTTTTGCATCTTCATCTATAGTTTATGGTCTTCAAGATTTTCAAGTCCCTGATCGAGGAAGGCATGCTAGTATTATGGTTAGCAGATTCTCCGCCCCCGGAGGTCCAGAGGTAAGCAGCCCTGCGTATCTCGATGCCGAATCTGAGACATTTTCTGTCTACAATGCACTGCCATATAGAAATTTGACTGTCCGCCAACCATTGAATACGTTGCTGACAAGACACTCAGCCTATGGTGGTTATGACAGTGTTCTTGGATCACCATCTGCTTCTTATCAGAAAACACAAAGAAATGGCGTAAAAAAGATAAAGTATACTGAAGCTAGAGTTTATAACATAGCAGAGCCAATAACAACAGCTAGTGTGTATGATAATTATTGGGTTCAACACGTCATCCCTCAAAGTGATTTGCAATACGCTTGGATTACAGCATCTGCGACTAGTGCACCCTTTGGATATTCTAAAAAAGACTTTTCAAATTCTAGTTATGCATCTACTGATATTGCATTTGTTACTGCTAGTGAATTAGGTCTTTTAAGGGTTACATCATCCAACTTCTTCTCTATCACTGCAAAACAATCTAGACCAAGCTATGCTGATTTTATCGCCCAAGACTTCGCAGGTCTAAATATAGTGACGGTGGCTAATGAGGATGGATTTGCCAACAGTACTCTTACATATGCCGCAAATCCAACTTTTGCTCCAATAACGAATTACATAAGTGGAAACGCTCCACCATTCTCGTCTGGCGCATCTTTGCTAAACGTAACTCTTTTAAAGGCAAATGGACCATACCAGCACCCTTCTTGGAAGCAGGTAAGGCAATCTTATAATCCATTAGTAAGATACCGCAATAAGAATAATATCTTGAGCCTTATTGATATAAAGGTTATACAAAAGCCCGGACAAGTGGATAATATTATTTCTGAGAAATCTATAAAAAATTACACAGAACCCCCTGTGTCTTTTAAATATAAACCTCTTGAGCACGAATTTGTATTGGAAAGCGGGGAAAGAATTGTTATTGATAACACCTATAGTAATAATCTTGCTACATTTACTGATAAACAAATTGATGCAAAAATTCCAGACTTCGATGGACCCAAGCTGGGCGAACAAGTTTATGATGATTTGAAGCAAATTTATGTTTTTGATAAAGTTGATCCAGTTTACAGCCCGTTTGAAATTAAAGAAGATGGAAGAAATAATTTCTTATCGATGAAATATTCCGAGGATGTATATCCAAGAGAAAGAAATACTGGTCTAGCTAAGGTTAGAGGTAGAGAAAACTATACTGTATCCAGTGGATCAACTGATTTTGAACAGCAGCTAGGTACGTCAATTGCCTTCTGGAAAGATAACATCAATGATAGAATGAGAACAAACAATGTTGCAGTTAATGCCCAAGGCGTTACTGTTTCTAGTGGCTCTTCATACATGGGTATATCAGACCTAAGCATATGGCCTCTTGATGCAGAAGAGCCATATTTTGACCTGGAACACCATTCAGCCTCGGCAGCAAATTCAAGTGTTGCGACTGTGCCATTTGATCCATTTTATTTTTCTCCCATGGGACCATCTGGTGCTCAGTTAAATCCAACAGTTGAGCCAAGATGGAATGATGCAGCAAAAAATGGAGAATTATCTTATGCAGGATGGATTTATACTCTCCTTAATATACAGATCCAAGGAAAAGTAAGAAGCGGAGCAATATCCTCTCGGGTATGCCCGACTGGCTCTGGTCCAATAGAACTTAAGACCTTTTACAAAGACTCAAAACCAACTGCATCATTTCAGTATGAATTTCCTAATCTAATTTGGTCTGGCTCCATGCCCTATGTGGTTTCGACGGCTGCCAATAGACCGTCTGCATCCCTACATCTTATCCCTCCCTATAGGACAGATGTATTAAGCGGAAGAAGACCTTGGTTTAACTCATACGAAGAATATGCACAAGATATTCGCTTGATGGCTAAAGAACACACAGTTATACCAGAATTTAGAATAACTGAGCACATTGATTATTATTTGGATAATGGTTTCCAGAATGACAATAATAAATTTATGACGCTAGTCGGAGCATCGCTTGCTAACACAGCTAGCGCAGCAAGTGAGGTGGGCATACCTAACAAAGACTTTTATAAGGTATATTCCCACTCAGACTTCATGAAATACTTTAATGTATTGAAGGCAGACCATGAAATTAAGAGTGGCGGTGTTACTGGCGCTGGCGGCTCTCCTGCTAAACAAACAGGAAAGTTTACTAATATTAAATTAGAGTGCGAAGGAATTAAAAAGTTATTGCCTTATCAAGGCTTTTATCCTGCGCTTAGGGCAGTTCAATTGGGTCACCTGTTTTCTGCCTCATACGCTCCGTATATAACTGGGTCAAACAGTCGCGACGGAGACATGGAAAGACTAGCAGCCCTTTACCAGCCGTTTTTTGCTCCGGGAATTTTCTTTAATACAATGAAATCAGGAATTGCCGTAGATTACTCTGTACATACAGGATCTCAGCCACCTGTAACACCTACTTTGTTCTCAGCGGCTAGTCCTTATAGTGGAGCTTTTTATCCGTTTAACCACTTCGACGAAGGACCAAACTATGCATTCCCATTTGAGTCAATCTTGGTTCCCGACAGATACCTTCCAATCTCTTCTTCAAATATTGGACCTGATCCGACTGTGCCTTCTGCAAGTGTTTTCTTTGTTTTTCCATCATATACTGGATCTTGCAATTCACTTTTTAATGAAAACTTTTACGCAAGAGATGGGGATGATTTTAGAGGACTACAGGGATTTGGTGGAGTAAACGCAGCATCAGGCTCTGGTGCCCAGCCCATATTCTTTGAATGGCTTGGACAAAGTGACGTTAAGTATTCTCTCGCAGTAAATAATTTCTTTGCTGAGACAGAAAATCTTTTTCTTGATAAACAAGCTCCAACATCCTTTGTCTCTAAAGCCGAGAAAGATTTTAAACCGATGACCTCAGGATCATCATATTACATGGATGTTGTTCTCTATAAGACGGATGACTTTGTATCTTATGAGGGTCCTTCTGGCTCCTTCCACTATGTTCCCTATGGCGGTAACGACCCCGGCACTATAGTCAAAAATCAGGTAGGAGATGGAAAAGTATATGTAGCAGCGACAGCGACAATTACAACAGCCACTGGATTTGGTAATGGAGAAACCATTACACTGACTGACTCAGATGGAACATCACATGTTTTTACTACTGATAATTCACTTACTCCCGGTGCGGGTGGAAATGCTTCTCATTCGGGAACTGGAAAAATTGGAATAAGCGGAATCTCCAGCGCAAATGATTTTGCTACTGCTATTGATATCGCAGTGACTGGATCCTCGGCTAGTGGAGCCACGGGCTTTAGCTCTGATCACAGCACAAATACTATTACGATAACAACGGATACCCCCGGATCAAAAGGAAATAGGACAAATTCTGAAACTCTGTCGGGAAATACATCCGTTGGAAATTTTGTTGGAGGTTCTGACTCTAACCCTGTGTCTGTAAGAGGAATGCATTATGGACCAGCATATAGGGCAGAGGCTTATCCATGGGGTCTTGCTGGAACTGGCTCTGCGTGGTTTGAAGATCCATGCTATGCTATCCACACTCCTCCATATTTTTATGGCGCAGCATCAGCGAGAATAGAATTTAAGCCCCACGAAGCGCGTGACTTATCTCCGGGTGAGTCTGCTAAGTTTACATTGCAAGAGATATTAGCGAATGCACAGGTAAACACTGCGTACAAAAATACAAACAAAAGGGGTGCGAAAGCTTTAAACATTTACGGTGCGACTTATGCTGCTGGAGCTTCTCAGATGCAAATATCCTCATCTGTTAACTTGTTTGGACAAGTAACTTTAAAAGAGGTTCAATATTCAAATCAGAAAGATGCAGCAGGGAATTATATTCCAAACTCTGCAACAACACCAGTTATACAAGACTCACAAGATGCTTGGGTAATTGAGACAAAGTTCGAGTGTCCGTCAATTAATTTGTTTGATATGGATACAGGATCACTAGGAGCAGGAATTGGATTAGGTAAAGAAAAGTACTTTACAAGAGGCTTGTGGAAAGGTTACGGACGCCCAACATCAGGCTCTTCTGGCGTATACTTGCAAATTAGAGAAAGTTATGGTCCAAAGACTTATGCAGTCGGAAAAAATACAGACTTAAATGCATCAGTTAAAACTCCAAGAACTGGCTCGCTTATTGATGTATGCGGGTTCAAAGCAGATCAACAGAGAGTTGGAGAGATGCCTGCAAAGAGAGAAATATCAGAAGCTATTGTTGCGATGCCAATTGATGAAAAAGGTCTTCCTTACTCTATTAACCTTGCAACCTATCAAAAGCAAATTTTAAATGTGAACCAAGGTAAGGCACCAGTAATTGCAGGCATGTTTGGGACAGATCAAGACATCGAAGAGACTTCAATTTCCAAAATGTATAACTTAATGCGGAAATACTATATTCCACCTCATTTGGATTTTTCTCAGCAAGAAAATGTTTTTCAGATGGACATTAAGCCGTTTGTAATGTATATATTCGAGTTTACTCACAAACTAACAAAAGAAGACTTGTCGAATATCTGGCAGAACTTAATGCCTGATATCTCCATGAAGGCAGAAAAACAATCATCAGTGTTTGAGCACCAAATAGGACCAAAGTATGAATTTTTTGGAGACATAGGATCCAATGACTTCCCGCCGAACATAAGATGGAAGATCTTCAAGGTGAAGAAAAGGGCAAGAAATAATTACTTTAACGTCACAAAAACCTCTGAACGCGGAAGTGGATTTGCATTTACATCCAAAACAGAATTAGCAGGATTTTCATCCAACCCAGAAGCAGAACTTGACCACAGCTATAACTGGCCGTATGATTTCTGCTCATTAGTTGAGCTAGCAAAGATTAATTCTGAGGCTACTTTTGAACCAGAAGAGTAATTACAGTATATCATGGAATATTTTGACAGAAAAGAAGAGGTCCTCGACCTAGAATTAACACCATATGGAAAAAGGCTGCTATCGCAGGGTAGCCTTAAGCCAGTGTTTTATGCCTTTTATGATGATGATGTCGTGTACGATACTGCTTACGGCGGGTATACTGAGGCTCAAAAAAATGCAGAGGATAGAATTAAGTCTACTCCAAGAATAAAATCACAACCTATTCTAGATGGTGTAGAATCTTCATTTTCAAAAATAAATCAATCTTTTGGTGAGGATCAAATCGATAAAAAACTTGATAAATTAAAAGGACCTTCCTCAAAAGAAAACATTTATGGTCTGCCAACCCCAATCGGTAATTCGTCTTTAAATTCAAACTTCGCACCTTCTTGGGACATCAGATCCTTGAGTGTACCACTTACAGCTTCATCAGAAGTTATAACAGGATCACATGGGATGATAAGGATACCGCAGGTAGATATTACAGTCTTCTGTGATACTTCAATAGGACAAATCACAACAGACGAGGAAGCGGCTGATTTTGGCAATCAAATGCCTCCCGACACCAGCAATTTTATATCAGGAGATGCGCCAATATCAAAAATGTTTGAAGATGGAACGTTTGTGAAAGCTAAAAAAGACGTTATTCTTCTGGATATAAAAGAAATTAATGGGCTATTGGACAAAGATAATTTTGAAATAGAAGTTTATGAGATTTTAGATTCTAATACAACCGACCATAAATTGAAAAAATTAAAATTTCTTAAAGAAGGTGTAGAAAAGCTAGATCTTGGTGCAGATGTGTATGATCCTATATTACAAAAAGAAATTAACATAACAGATAGATACGTAGAGTATTATTTTGATTTTAGAGTAGATGACGAGATAGAAAAGCCAGTGAGCGAGACTCAAAAACAGTTTATATCTCTTCCAACTTCTGATGAGGAGCCTTGCTTGGACGAACCGATATGATATCTCAAACAAACATACAAGACACCTTGGGAGCATCTCTGCCCAATATATACTTTAATAGCTTTACTTTGAGCGACGGTGGAGATATTAGAAGATCTATACAAGATACACACAT